GTTTTTGTGATTTTTCCAAATCCTTTGGTTTTTGATATTTTGATTTATGTTTCATAGTTGCCATAATTGTATTTCTATTATCATTTAATATAAATATTCCGTTAAAAGAGTTTTATATCGTTTAAATACGTTTTTTCGCTGTTCGTATATTTTTTTATAATTCATTACTAAATCATCGTGCGTACTTTAATACGCCTAGTAACTGATTTACTGGTGCAAAAGCACCTGTCATTTTATATGTATGCCCCCCGTACACAAATACTATGCCTTCTGCTGGTATTATGGCATCAAATCCTCCAAGCCGTTGTATACGGCGTAATTCCAATTCTAATTTAGATATTGTAGCAGGATTACATGTTGCTTGTAAATCTTTGATAAGTTCTGCTAATTCCGTTTTAATTTGTTGAACTGTTTTATCTGGATTTGCAGCAAGGAAGTTTTCTGCATTTTTCATTACAACTACACCTAATCGTAAAAATATAGATTCAAACGGTTCTAAGTTTTGTTTGCGATACGCTTTGAAATCTTTTTTGTCAAATTCAGTTACCCATGTAGCAAATTCCGGACTTGCAATTTGTTTTTTAAGAACAGCGATATTGGTTGATTTATCATCAAATGACCAACGCAATACAAGTGCATTTAAAACATCTTCTGGAATTTGATATCCTAATTCTTGTGCTTTATTTGCAATGACATCTCGCCACCATGCTTTATGATATTCGCGAATCATGTCTTGGTCTTTTAATCCGTAACGTTTTTCTAGTTGTTCTATTTCTGCAAAAAATGCCGCTTGTTGATCTTCAAAATCTACAGCACGATTCATTTTGATGCGTTGCGGTGCAATAAATGAAAATGTATTTTGCATATGTGCGTTTGCATCTTGTATGATTCGTTGCATCATTGCACCACCACCCAAATCCGTTTCTACAGTATTACCAGCTTCATCATATTCAACTAAATTGTGAAATTGAAGATGTGCTTTGTCATATGATATTACATTTCGAGTTGCTGGATATATTATTTCCATGTTAGCAAATACTCTGCCGTTTTTAAATATTTGTGCTAATCGTTCTGCAGGTATTTGACGCATTGCTTCCGTTAAATCTTCTGCGCATGCACGATATGCATCTACAACCCGTTGATAATTTGCTCCAGCATCGGCGCCGTTCTTTTGTGTAGTTTCTTGTTGTTTGCGTTCAAAATCTACAATTAATTGATCTGGAGTCATTGGATTGATGATAGTGCCTTTATTTCTAGCAAATCCTGGCTGTCCATCTTTCCAGGTAACTTGAATGTTTTGTCCATCAGTTTTTTCAGAAACAGCTTCTTCCATGTCTAATCGTCCCGACAACGCACGTGCTACAATTTCTTTCATATCACCAAATGTCAGTCCATGATCATCCCATGGGTGTGCCATGTGACCTGCTGCACCTCCTTCTATTAAAAGTTGCCCTTTACACATTGCTGATTCAATACGATAAATAACATCGCTTGGATCGTTAGATTGCCAATTTCGTCTTTGTGCTTTGATAGTACGTGGAATCAATTTAATTTTTCCTAATTGTCTATCAAATTCTAATTGAAATGGCATATGTATCGGAACATCAAATTTATAATCCGATTCCACAGCTGTATCTTTTCCGTGTTGAATTTGTTGTACAATTTTTGGTCCGTATTCATCTGCCAGATCTTGAAATAAATTTTCCAAATCTTCTAAACGAATTGTGCCTTCATTTCTCGGATCATTCAATCTGTCTATGAAATGTGTAAAACGACCTTGGAAATCTACATCAATTCCATATTGTCTAAAGAAACGATCTATGATAGGTTCTATTTGTCGAAGTTCATCACGTGTAATATAATTTTCAGTGATGATGCTTTCAATTAATTTAGCACCCACTACTGTCTTTGCAAATTTATCAAAATCATACACAAATGATTCGCCGCGATGTTTATCTAAAAATGCACGAAGATGTTTTATTTTTGCGTTGTGACGTGCTTTTTCTTTAGGATTCATTACAGCTTCAACAACATCTTCAACATCTTCTTGCAATTGTGTTTTCCACCATGCTGTTGAAAATAATGCAGCTTCTTGAACTCCCGTTAATATCTGCCAAGCATTTTTTACTGTAGCTTCATCTTGTTCTGGGTATGCGTATCGAAATTCTTCATAATTGCGAGTTTGCAATGCTTGTCGAACATTAGTTGCCGATATCGGTTCTCCCGTTTCATATGTTAATGGTTCAACATCAATTGGTAGTAATGTTGCATCAATACCCGACGGAATTTGTCGTCCTTTTTTATCTCCAATTGTAGCATATTTATCTACATTAGGAACGAAATCCATTGCACGAACATAATCATCTCCTTTTTTAGATGCGGCCATAGCATATCGTCCCGTTGCATCTTGCGGCAATGCAAATAAGTATTCATATGCGGCCATGATAGGCGAATTGAATTCGGTAGGTTGCATTTCGATTTTTGGATCCGAATTCATCAAGTTAAACATTTCCATGCTTTTTTCTCGAGTAATTCCATCTCGTTCTTTTGGGCCAATCAACATGATAACTCGTCCAACTTGTAGATCTTGTGCGTAGCGTTGTGCTAATGCTAAATGTGCTCCAGTTAATGGTTTGAATCCTCCAGGGAAAAGTACTGTTATTTTATCCATTACATTTTCTTTTTATATAAATACCTAGTTAGTTATTTCTAACCGATATATGCCGCACCCCAACTATCATTTGCATCAAATTCTACGCTACCAACCATTACTCTGGCAATTAACGTATCATTAGCTGCTAAGTATAATACGCCACTAACTCCAAAATGTCCTAAATTTATACTAGATTCCCACATTAATTGTGCGGTAGTTGTATTTTTATATATAATTACCTGCGCAGTTGATGCTGAGTTTGTTCTACAATTCAAATATACATGATACAATCCAGATATTGGTGCTGTAAATGTTCCATTTGTATTGTTATAATGACCTCCTTGATTATAATCGATTACGATTCCATGAGACCCACTTATCGTTGTTACTGAACCAATACTAGAAACAGATGAACCAGAAACTCTGAATGCTGGTCGATTTGGCATCGTTACTGAACCACTTGTTATTGTTACGGAACCCGTGACACGCAATGATCCAGTAACTAAAACATTGCCTAATACATCTAAACTTGCAGATGGCGAAGTTTTACCAATACCAACATTACCTGTAGTATCTATGATAAATGGTGTCGTATCTGGATTTGTTGAATCTTCTACAAGGAATGATGCTGACAGCGATGTATTGTTGATATGTAATTTTGCAGTTGGTGGATACGCATCATCACCTATTCCAATGTTACCATTAGCCATCATTTGCATCATGGAACTAGTGTAGTTTTGAAACAAGAATAACGGTCTAGTCGATGAACCGGAGATTGCTGTGTTATTTGCATATCTAGCGCCAAATGACATAACCGTTAACGTTCCTGTATCATCTGCTGGTTGTATACGTGCTTGTAAACCTAATCCAATTGTGCTTGAACCGGTTTGAGTTCCTCGTATTAATGGAAAAAATACACCATTAGCAGTAGTACCGTTAACTATATCTAAATATCCATCTGCATCTTGCACTTGTGCTTTGAAAACGTTTTCCGCATTGGCCGATCCAGATGCAGCTTCTATAGTTAATGGATATGATGATGATGTCGTACGAATACCTATATTACCATTACCTAGTAAAGTTAATGTAGGACGACGTATGCCATCGCTACCTACATTTGCAAACATGATTCCACCATCAGGCGTAGCATTATTTGCATCCGTTTTTTCTATGATTAAACCATCTCCGGCACCTATAGCACCATTATCTTCATATTTAAAACGCGCACCATCCGATGAAGGAATCCCTGCAGATGATTCTACTCCAAAATATAAGGCTACTCCACCCATAATACCAGCACGTATCGAACCACTAACATCTAATAAAGTACTAGCCGGTGGAGTTGTGGTACCAATACCAATTTGGCCGGAACTAGATACAGTTAAACGATTGTCATTATTAGTTTGTAACGTAAATGATTTAGGTAAACTCGTACCAATCGATAAGTTATAATTAGAATCAAATGCAATATTTCCTAATGTAGTTCCAGAACTTGAAAGAAAACTTAACGCCAGCCCTTTAACTGAAGTAACATATGGATCTTCATATAAATTTATCGTATTATTAAAAGATGCTGTTGAATATAACGATCCGTAATATCCAGATGCAATATCAGCTCGACCTCCATTTGTCCACATATCTAATGTAACAGTTCCAATTCCTTTTAAATGTTGAAAATATAACGTAGGATAATATGGTGGAACATATGCATAATCTGTAAAAGAATTAATAGTCCACGAGTCAACACTTTGAATCAACATAATACGATTGCCAGTACCTGTTGTTATTCCGGTGGGTGGATTGAGTGGTACTACTAATTTATCATAGTTAGTTCCATTTACCGTTGCAGTTGTTGTTTCAAATGCCATTTGAAAATAATCACCATCGGCTAATCCAGCAGGAGCTCCCGCTATATAAGCATCTGGCAAATTTGAATTATATGCATTTTTTGCTATATATACGGTATTGAGCCCAGAATCTGGACCTTCAATTACAATCGTACCTCCATAATTTTGATATTTACTGCCAGTACTCCACGAATCCGGATGTATTTTTATTGCACCAATTGGATATAAATTTGTAGCTGTTATTTTGATAAACATTGCCGGACCGGTACCTCCATCAAATGTGGGATCGTAACTTCCAGTTAAATTTAAACAGGTATACGTTTTGCTACCAGTTACGTATGTAGAAACATGCGGATCTGTTGCAGATGAAATTTGAATTACCCGATATTGATAAAAATCTGCTAAACTATTTCCTAAAAATAATCCATTACTAGCAGTAACGTTACCGGCTGCATCTAAATGAAATCCGCTTGATGAAATTTCAATGTTACCATTTGCCCCTGATATAAATTGATTAGAACTGCCTACGAAGAATTTATCTGTACGTATATCTAATTCCGAATCTCGAGTCGAATAACGAAGATAACTTGCGGTATTTGCGTACAATTCAATACCTACTCCGCTGTATGCGGAACCTTTACTTGTAGCTCCTGGCAATGCAGAACCAGACCATATTAAGAATCCTGGATTACCTGCATCGAAACCTGTATATCCCAATGATCTAACATATCCCGTATTCTTTTGTCCGGTAATAGCAATACCCGATCCTAATGTATCAGCAACATACAATGAACCTGTAATCATGGAATAATCGCCGTCTATGTAACGATTTCCACCCGTCCATGATTTATCATTAACATATGTTATTTGTTTGCTTCGATCTCCAACTACGTTATAATATTCTATTTTAAATGAAAGTTGATTTCCCGATTTATGTGCCGTAGGAACTAAACTTCTTATACGAGTATAATTTGGCGTATATCCGGAATCGTTATCTGTTGTCGTTCGTATATCAGAAAACTGCCATGTTCCATTTTCTACAACTAGTAACAATGTAGCAGTTCCATCGCGATCTGCTTCAAAATTAAATACATAATCATCTAAACGTTGATTATTGCTATCTAATTCAATTTCTCCAATTCTACGTCCTAAAATAACAGGTAGTTGTTGATTAAATAAATCAGTGGAATCGAAATTAAATGCACTACCCGATAAATATACAGATAATTTAGGACGTAATGAATTATTGCTAGTTCCAATTGAATCAATTGTTATTTTATATTCAGCACCTCCAACGAATGTTGCAGCGTACGCTGATTTTACTTGTGCTACATATACGGCATTTGAAGCTGATACATCGATATTACTGTAAACTTGCATTGCGTTATTAAGCGATGCTGTAGTCCATGTTAACGTAGGCGCTGTTTTTTCGTCTTTACCTACATATGTATGTGCTTCCCAATATGTATCAATTATGCTTTGCGATGTAAACGAGCCGATACTTAAATCTGGATTCAACGATGATGTGCTGCTTACAAACATTTCCGTTTCTGCCAATTCAATATCATTAATCAATTCCCAAGTACCGATAGTACCGTTATTGCTCATGAATGTTTTAATTCGAGAAACGTCTCCGGTTGCTGGTTGTAAACCTCGTATTTCAATTGCTGCATATGATTCTGAATTTTGAGTTGCAACGTATGTTGGCGTAGCTTCATATGAAATTGAGTATGCAGACGCATCGAAATTTTTATAAGTATGAGTTGTCATACTTGCACTGTGTAGTACTGTATATTCCGTATTTAACAATGCTAATGAATCCGACAATATCTTTTTTATCGTTGTACTATACGCAGTTGTAGATAAATCGTAATTCGGTGTTGGTGTAGGATTTTGCGGCGTTGAAACTGTAATAGTTCCACCTACCATATCTTCGGTAAATTTTCCGTTTAATAATTGTACAGCCGGTTGTTCTTGATATGACGTATACTGTACAGTACCTGTTGAATATGTAGGAAATTGTCCGTTGGAATATATACGATCTAAATGTACACCTACTTGTTCCGCAATGTTTACTGTTGGCAGTTCATCAAAAACAATTTCCGTTACGTTTGCAGACATTGCATTTACGGTAGATTCTCTCGTCCATTTAACATTAGGAATTCCTTGCCATTCTTCCGGAACATTATCTGATTGTCCAATTATTGTAACAGTGCATGCTCCAGATGGCGTATCTTCATAAACATACACTGCAATAATTATAGATCCGTCATCAGTTAAATAATCTACAACTTCGTAATAAATCGGTTCTCCATTAAAATCAATTATTTCAATATCTAAAAGACTTCCATAAACAAATGCATCCGGATTACCTTTAAATCTAAATGAATTTTTACCGGCAGTAAACTGCGTAGGAAATTCAGTAATTTGAAAATAATTTGGAGAATCGAGTGATGTATCCTCAACGTAAACAGGAGTATTTTGTAAACCTTTATAAATTATTTCTTTGCGTTTCATCCACAGATATTCTTTTTATATAAATATCAGGAGTGTTGAATATGGCTAAATCCGCTAATCTTGTTTACTTCAATTAAATTATCAACCATATCCCGCATAGTATCAACATGAGAAATGATGATTGAGAAATCAAATTTAGTTCGGAAATAATCAAATAAATTTACTACCGAAGAAATATGTTCCGCATCTAATGAACCCCAGCCTTCATCTATTGCAATGAAATTTGGACGAGGCAACGCTGATACATTGATAAGTGCAATTCGTATTGCAAGTGATGAAATGAATCGTTCCATACCACTTGTTAATTCTAATGGCCAAAAATTATCTTCATCATATATAATGTATCCGTTAATGTTTTTTCCATCACTTTGAAGCACCATGTTAAAATCTACAACTTGATTGAGAACATTGTTTATTTCAGTTTCAATCTTAGGCATCGCTTTTGTGATTAATTCATATGGCACGCCGTCTCGTTTAACTGAATCTAAATAATATTCGTATGCTTTATATTCTGTTTCAAGTTGTTTATAAGTTTCAAGTTGTTGCAATGCCGTTTTCTTTTCAGTTTTTGCAACTTCAATTGCACCGTGTTTGCTTCGAATTGTACCTGTTATAGTTTTTATTTGCGTTGCAATTTCATCGATACGACCCCGTTTAGTTTCAATTTTCCCATCAACCGTTTTATTGTGTTTGATTGAAGTTTCATTGGAACGAAATGATTCTTGTCGTTCTAAACATGTTTCTAGTTCAGATTCGCGAGTCTGCAAATCATTTTCTAAAATTTGCAATTGCAATTCTTTGCGTTCCATGTTATTTTTATCTGTTACAATTCCTCGTTGCAATGCAACAACTTCACGTTGCGTTTCATATACTGATTGTAATTTTGAAATTGCATCAAACACCGAATCACGTTCCGTTTTCAATGTATTTAGTAACTGCAAATCTGCAGCAATCGTGTTTTGGGCTTCGATTGCATTTTGTACGAAAACGTTAGATGTACAGTATTGGCAGTTCGGATCGTATTCATGTTCGGCAAGGTGTTCAATTTTTTCTTGTTTTGCATCGATAATTCCTTGTTGTGTCTTAATTTGTTTGTTCGAATCGTTTAGTTGTGTGTTTAGTTTATCACAAATTTCAATGTCTGTTTCAATTTGTTTGACATCGTATTGTTTGAGTGTGGTTTTATTAGTATTGATTACAGATTCTAAATTTTCAATTTCAGCTTCCGCAGTTTCAATTTCAGATTGTAGTTTTGTTATTTTTTGTGTTAGTGCCGTTTCAACTCGTTCTAATTCTGTTACATCTGGACCTGCGTAAGTTGTCGGTAATTTAGTTTCAATCAATGCAAGAATGTCATTCTGCAACGTATTGCGTTCTTCTTGCAACGCATCTTCTTCAGTTTCTAAATTGTTGATATCATCCTGGTTTGCTGATATAATTTCATCGGCTTCTGTAATGATAATATCAAATTTTGTTTGTTTGAATGTTTTTAATTTACCTGCAGTTTCTTTGATTTCGTCTGCGGCAAGTTGATACAATTGTTCAAACACCGTAATATCTAAGAACTGTGAAAGTAGGTCTTTGCGTTCTTTTTGTGACTTTTCAATGAAGTTGTTGTTGTCAGCTTGAAGCGAAAATGCAGTTAAAATGAAATCATCATACGTACCTAAATAGCGACGTATTGATTTGTTTGTATCGCTACGTTCTTCGCCGTTCAAGTTTTCTGATTCAGTATAAAAATCAACATCCACTTTAACGTGCGTTTCTTTTTTCTTGTTTTGTAATCCGCGACGTTCAATTGTGTAAGTAACGCCGTTCATTTCAAACTTAAATACTCCACGAAACCAATTCTTCTTGTTATTTAAAACTTCATTCGCTTTACCTGTTTTGCTACATTTATCAAATATGGTATACGTAATTGCATCTAACAAAGAAGATTTACCAGATGTATTTGCTGCGAATAAACCGCAAACGTCTTTCAAATTATCAAAATGTATAACGTTACCTTCGCCATACGAAAACATGTTATCGAATTCAAAACTTATCGGATGCCATGTTGTGTGACGAATCGATTCAACTGCTGGTAATTTTGAATTGATTGTTCGATTGATGTGTCGTATTGCATCTAGTTCAGCAGAAGTGGCTTGCGGATAATTAACTTCAATGTAATCGGTTATCAGTGTATTTTGATATTCAGCATCGCGAACATTACCAATGCTAAATGATGATGTTGCGTTTGAATTTGAAATTGCAGAACTGCGCTGAACTGTAATGTCTTGTACATTGTATTTTTTACGGATAGTTGCAATTAATTTTTGCATATCTGCTGCACTCGTATCATGAAACTTGATTCTGATGCGAGGTTTATTTGGCATTCGATGTGGAGATGCAACTATAGAAGTTCCATTAGTTTCAATAGTTACATAACCGTAATCATTTTGAATTTCAACAAATTCAGCACGTCGTCCTTCAACGTCCCATACCAATATTCCATGATCTAACGCTTCTCCATGATTTTGTTGAATCAATGAACCCGGATATGCAACTGTATGTTCATCATCTAAGAATTGTGCCGGTTTATGAATATCACCTAACAATGTAATGTCATGCCCTTTAAACATATCAACCGTTACATGTTCATTTGATATTTGATAACCAATATCAGTTTTTGCAGTATTCACAGCGCCGTGATGCAACGCAATTTTATAAGGAGCATCAAAATCTGCAGCTTTGATGTATTCTGCAGGAGCTACATCAACTGCCATGTGATTCCAAGTTACGCCACCAAATTCAAACAAACCGTTTTCTTTTATGAAAATGATGTTGTTGTTGTTGATAACGTCTAACACGGGACTAACAGCATCGACACGATGCATATTATTCAAATTCATGTCATGATTACCTAGTATAACAATTGTAGGTATTTTGAAGCCGTTAAAGAACTCCACAAGCATTTGCACTAACTCTGGCGACATATCTAACTTACTATGAACAATATCCCCAGTGACTACTACGATGCTATTACATGTAGAGTTAGCATCTATATACGCAAACATATTCTTAAACACTTCACGGTATTCCGTGTGTCGTTTTAATGTACGTATGTGAATATCCGATACGTGAAATATTTTGTCAATTCTTTCAATTGTGCTTGGTATTTTTTTTATGCCCATAGCATTCCCATTTTTAATTCCATCAAACGTTCAAAAGTTAAAACGTCTGTATTTGCTAGTATTTCCGTTATGCGTTGAAATCCTAATTCAGACGCATCGTCATCTTGTAACTCCACGAAATAAACATTTAAGCCTTCTCCCATGAATCGTTCTGCAATTTGAATTGCTTTTGATAACGCATCAGCATCTAAGCAAATATAAATATTTTTTACGCGTTCTTCGATTATTTTTCTTTGCAATGCCGGTTGAATGATTTTACCAAACAATGGAATTGCATTGTGTTTAATTGCAATTGCATCGAATGAACCTTCACATAGTATAATTGGTTCAGCCCAATTAACAAACATTTCAAAACCAATAATGTCTTTAGATATTTTTGGATTCTTATGTTTCTGCGTATCTGCTTTGTAAAATGCACGAGTTACGAAATAATTCAATTGTCCCGCTACATCATAACTAGGTATTACAACTTTACCAGCATATTCGCCTGATTCGCAATATCCAATTCGATACTTGATAATATCAAATACAGTTATGCCACGAGTTGTAACATAATGCAAAGCATTGCGATAATCCGGCGTAGATTTTTTTATCCAAAGCGGTCGATAATCTGCAGGCAATTGTATCGCAGCTACTTTTTCAACCGTTGCATCTTGTTGTCGATAACGAGTTGATTCAACTATGCGTTGAAGTTGTTCGAACTTTTCTTTTGGTAAATTTAATTGTTTGAATAGAGACGCAATACTACGTCCTTTACGATCTGATATCCAACAATGCCAAGCATTTTCGCCGGCGTGATTTGTTTTGATATCAATTTCTAATTTTGGTTTGTAGTGAGAAACAAACGGAGAAAAGAAAGCAATGTTATCACCTGAGGTAGGTTTACCTTTTCCTAATACCGATTCCAGTAATTGTAATAACTTAAGATTCTTCATTACTATAATATAATGAAATACTGTAATGATTCCAATTAATTATAATAATATTAATTAATATATTTAATGTTCATTGCATACATTTCATTTCTGAATGAACGAATGATTCAATTAATCATCATTCCTTTAATTAAATAAATTTCATTAAATCTTCATGAATATATTAAATTTTTCCCACATTTCAAACCGTTATGCGAAAAAAGTTTTAATCGTACGAGGTTCTTCACCGGATTTCACGCATTCTGCGAGCCATTCATCAGGAATATCTTTTTTTGCAACATGTTTTATGCCTAACTTTAACGCATAAGATTCATATGTAGTGTTGCTACCTTTTGATATTTTTTGTGTAGGAGATTGAAACACCATGCGAATATCTATTCCAGGATTACTTGCAAGTACATGTTTCATTTTTAAACGATCTGCACTAGTCCAACGTCCTTTTGTTTCTACATACATGATTTCTCCGTTGCGTTTTGTAAATACGAAGTCAGGAGTATATTTTGCTTTACGCTCCGGTACTATATAATTTAATGTTTCCGTCTCATAATTCAAATCATATTCGGTACTTTTTATGCGTTCCGCGACTGTATGTTCTAGTCCAGATTTATAACCGTATTTCAATGCATTTGCTCGTTTTGAGTTAGCTGCACTATGCCAATGATTTTTTGCCATAACTTATTTTCTTTTTTTAATAATATCACCAATCCACCATTACTAGTTTACCGTTCCACGTCATGATGTTATCTGATTTAAAATCTAAATCTAAATCCAAATCTTCAATTCCTAAACGACGTACGTCAGATTGTAATGCACGTAAAAACGTTACTAGTTGCGGATCTGCGTCACGTGCACCATCGTCATCTAAATAATCGAATATACTAACATCGCCGTTTGATGAACGTGCATATTGTTTGTATCGTTTATGAAATGAATCTATTTTTTGTTTAATGGCATCTGTCAATGTTTCTGCATTTGCCATTATATACATGTTTTTATCATTTGTATAATATACCGGAATAAACGAAGAAATTAACGATGTTTTGCCTACAAGTTGCTGTGCAACTTCAAATTCAGCTGGTTCTGTAGTAACTTTAAAAACTTTATCTTCTCCGTTAATTTCATATACTTTACCATTATCACCGGCGGCAATAAAACTATACTGTTTGTTACGTATTTTATCTAAACAACGTTTTATGTCCGCATCTTCCATTTCACGAAGCAATTGTTTTAATCGTATCATCATTATCCTTTAATTACATTGCGATCCAAATCAATTCGTATTAAGAAATTTGTATCAACATCTTCTCGTTTACGTATCGGTTGTGCTAATTTTCCAATAGCTATTAAATCTAAATTTGAATTATACAATCCAATTGTAGTAACATACGGATCAAATGAACTGCCTGTTGCAAAATTTTGATATGTCTCTAAATCATCTGCTAACAACGAACGGTTTTGCGATATATTAAAATCTCCAGCATCTACTTTAGTTAAAACATTTAATTCATAAATCGTTTTAGTGCTTTTCCAAGATGCAGTTGCATATGTATTAATTGCATTACCATATGTAGAATTAGGAGATGATATAACTACAATTCCATGTTTTCCGAATACATTCCCTACTACATTAGTTTGTAAACATGTAGAATAAGAACCTAGCGATGTTATGTTTGCGTTATATAACGATGTATTATAAATTCGAATTTCATCTAATACTACATTAGATAAATTTTTACTGCTAGTACCATAACCTCCGATGAATATGGGATGATCGTTATTGATATTAGACGATATCGTTGTAGCAGTAACAGGTTTTGTTAGTATAGCAGCCGAACCTGATGATTCTAATACGCCATCGACGTACAATAATAATTTGCCGGTGCTAGTTACTTTTTGACAAACAACATGATGCCAAGATCCAGTTACTCGAGTATTAGATGCAACGCTAACAGAATTAGTACCACCCTGTGCCGAAAATACAATTTGATTAGAACCACTTAATTCAATTCGAAATGGATATTGCGGTGTTATGCTACTAGATGCTTTAGTAAGTATTAATGTATTATCTGTTAGTGCGTTCGAACTAGATATCCAAAATGAAATAGCATAATTATTATCTCGATCATACCAACCATCTACGGTAGTTTTAATATAGCCAGCTCCCGAAAATTTTGCACCTAATCCATATGAAACCGATCCGCTATTCAAACCAGCAACGTATATTACTCCTGCAGATTCGTACGAAATACGTGTTGTATCAAAATATTCATTAAATCCTTCATATAGTTTACAATATAAGGGCACAGAACCAGTACTTATAGAAATATCATATACATTTCCATAACGATCTGATTGCAATGTACCAAATGTACCTGTTAATTGAAACGTTTCCGGTTTAATTCCTTCTCCAATTTTAGTACTAGGTATAGAAAATATAGAAGCGGATTGATATAAATATTTTGAAGTTCTAGTTAAATCCGTTGGTCCATATGATGCCATTGGATTTGTTTTATGTTTATAATATAAATGATTAACAGATTGATATATAGAACTTTGCAACTTACCATTAATGTTAGTAGCAGAATTATACATTAAATTTGTACCTAATAATGGTAATTCTTCAACATAAATTGCTGCTAATGGTAATAAACTACTAGTAGAACTGCCAGATGTAACAGTCCATGTTTTATACGCTTTAAATGATTCAATTGTTATATCAGACCCGTCTATTTTTTTAAAAACTGATGGATATGCATCTTGATCATATAAATTATCATTTGAATTTTGTATTTCAGCCATAATCAGTAAAAACCCTGCTACATTTATAATAAATATAACAGGGCTTAAATCAGTGTATTATTTTAGAAGTCCAATTTAACTCGTATTAATGACTCTCGAGTAAATGATTTTAACAATGGTTTACTTAATTTAGCAACGGCCAACAATTCTTGTTTATCATTGTATAATCCAACCGTAGTAACATAAGTTTTCGGATCATCTCTGAATGGAGTAATTACATCTCCATTACTTCCCGTTACAAATGACGGATTATTTGAATAGTTATACAATCCATTTTTTACTCGTACGAAATAATGTGTACTAGAAATTCTTTCTGTGTTTCTTGCTTGGAATCCGTATTTGTCACCTGCGGAATTCGTAAAAATTGCAGATCCGGATAATGATGCGAATAATACGAAATGATTATTTGCTTCTGAACTAGATGATACGTTAGTTCGGAATCCTAATTTTTGATCTAGCATTTTACCATCTAATATCATAACTCCATAATCTGGATATACTAATCCATAATATGTTGGAGCTGATGAATTAAATACACCATTGCTAATAGAACCAGATACTATGTTATAAACACGGCCGGACTCGCCTATAGTTGCAGATGCTAATGAAGAATCATCAATTAATGTAATTACTCCCGATCCAGTTACAACACTACCAGTTGCGTTAGTAGTTCTAGATGAAATAGCAACTAATGGAATTTCAAAATTACCCGGATCCATTCGTTCTTTGATACGATCTCGTTTAAATGTAATTACATAAATAGAATCAGTACTTCCAGAACCTGCTGTTGTAAACTGCGTATCACTTGGAGGTAATAAAACTTGACGATATTGCGAATAAACTGCGCGAGATGGCGAATCATTTAATTGTCCTGCCGAATTAGAACCGCTACCTAATCTATTTCCGTATGCAATAGAAAATTGAACAGCTGATCCTGTAGCAGTCGGAGTTAAATTATAAACATCGATATAATATTGTCGTTGTGAATTAGTTTGTGTAGATGACGTAAAATATGTAGTTAATGTTGCCGCATTATTAGACCACATTCCTGCAGTAACTGTTTCTTTTTGTTGCGTAATGATATCAGTCGAATCGAAAACTGTATAAGTAGGAGTACTTATTGATACTGGAGTTGCAACGGTAGCCGTAGTAGGTGTTGTACTAGTTGTTGTGGTAGTTGGTGTAGTACTGATCGGATTTCCTGCTGCATCTGTAGTCGTACCGGTTTTAGACATCGGGTCAGTGCCGACACCAAGTCTTG